ATGATTTTGTTGTGGAAATGCTTGAGCTTGTTGTCCTAATAATAATTGATTGTTTTCAAATCCAGCTTCTAAAGGTAGAGGATCTGTAGGAGGTGGAGGTGTAAGTATTTGCTCTACGTTATCAACACCTATAGCCGCGTACATTCTCTTGTAAGCCTCATATGTACCGTTAGGTCCATGCACTTGAGGATTAGATTGAACCAACTGCATCATCTCTTGTGCCATAGCAATCCTTTGAGATTGACTAAATATGTCAGGATTAGATATGGGAAATATGTCTACCTTTTCATCAAAGTCAGATAGTTTGATGGTTGTTTCGTTGTTTGCCACAGCGTATGGATATTCCTGCGGTAAATACTCTTGGAAAACATTAGACAGTATTTTAAATTCTTTCTTTTGTGAGTTATGTAAACGTTTATGTATTGCAGACAATACCTTAGTAGATCTTTCTAGTAATGCTAGTGTTGTGCCTACAGGTGCATTTGGATTACCTTGCCCTGTATTTATTTCAGCAATAGATGCAAACTTTTGTCCTGAGTTCACCAATATATTCAATAGCTGCAACAAGGTGCCACTAGGCTCTTTGAAAGGTAACGGTTGTATTGAATCACGTAGAGATCCACCTGGAGCGTCTACGTCTCTAAACTCACCTGGCTGTATGGGAGTATCTTCATCTCTAATTCTTATACCTCTAGTCTTAAAACCAGCAGGTAAGTTAGCTAAAGTTCCTGCATCAATCAGCTGACGCATTATTGAAGTTGATGCCTTAGATAAACCGCCAATCATGTGTGTTAGACCAAAGCCATAGAATCCTAGACCAGGCAAAAACTTGAAGTGAACAAAATATTCTATTTTATTTTTAAGAGGATCATCTTCTCTGTAGTTTCTTCTAACAGAAAGTATATCGTTTGAGTTAGCATCAATAGTTACTATATACGGTAATTTGATACCTGTTGGTTGACCTTCATCGTCTGTATCCTCAAAACCGTCTAGCTCTAGATTGCAATGTACTTCGTATAGTAAAGATACTTCGCCATCATCATATGAAGGCTCCATACCAGATAGCTTGTCTATTTCCTCTTTTACGCCGCTATACT